ACCGGTGCGGCTGCGAGCAACGTTGGGACACTGGGCGGGGTCCTGGGTGGCACACTGCCCAATCCGACCATGGCCACCGGTGCGGCGGCGACCAACGTTGGGACCTTAGGCGGCGCGCTCACCGGTACGCTGCCGAACCCTGGCCTGGCCGCACTGCCAGCGAACTCGGTCACGGGTACGCAGATTCAAGACGGATCAGTCACCTCAGCGAAGATCGCCGATGGGACGATTGCTACGGTCGACCTGCTGGCGAATGCCGTAACGAACGTCGTGTTTGCAAACCTGACGAGCACGTTCTCTACGACTTCGACCACGCTGGTCGATATACCTGGGTGCGTCCTCACGTTCACCACGGCGGGTGGCGTGATTCTCATGTTCTTTAGCGGTCCGGCGTACGTCTCGGCATCGGCCGCGAGCTTCGTATTTACGATCGATGGTGCTGGTCCTGCCCTTGCCGCCGTGCGTACGACTGTCGCTGATACGCCCGTTAGTTTCATGTATTGCGCGGGTGCGATCGCCGCTGGGAGCCATACGTTCAGGACCCGCGTAGGGATGGCCGCGGCCGGCACGGTGACCATGAACTTTGCAGGCGTGGCCAATGGATCGTTCATCGTTGTCGAGCTCAAGAGGTAAAGGACCAAGCCAGCATGACCATTCCCGATGGAACCGCACCGCAGACCGTTGGCACACAACCGCGGAACGCTGACGAGGTCAATAACGTGATTGGCCAGCACCTGCGCGCCTTCACCCAGAGCAAGGGTGTCATCAACCAGGACCATAGCTGGCTCGAAACGGTCGATCTGAAGGAGGCTCCGTACTACTTCGCAGCCGATCAGGAGACGCTCCTGAAGTCGGCGATCGCGGACCTCGACGCCTCACTCGATCAGGTCGAAATGACGTTCATTTCAAGGATCATCGGCCTGGCATGACCGACCTCGCGGTATGAGCTACGTCACGCTCGCCGAGTTCAAGGCCGCGATCGAGATCGCCGACACGGTCGATGATGCCGACCTGCAGCGTGCGCTCGACTCGGCTACCCAGTGGATCGACTACTACACGGGCCGCACGTTCACCACCACGAGTGCGACGAGCTCGCCGAAGTACTTCCTGCCGCATGACACCGATCAGCTCGATGTTCCTGACCTGAGCAGCGTCACCGCGCTCGCGATCGACACCGTTGGCGACGAGAGCTTCACGGTCTCGCTCGATCCCGAGGACTACGACTTGCTGCCGCTCAACCTGGTGCCCGGCACGGGCGGCTACACCGAGATCCGGCTCAAGGCCACTGCGCCGTCGCACTTCATTCCCGGCTATCAGGTGCGCGTCACGGCCTTCTGGGGGTTCGGCAGCATTCCGGCCGCGGTCCAGCAGGCGTGCATCCTGGTCGCCAATCGCTACTTTCAGCGACTGAGCGTGCCGTTCAGCATGTGGGAAGCGCCCCAGACGGGCGAGTTGGCCACGCTGACCGCGCGCGACGAGGACGTGGTCAACCTGCTCGCGCCGTACGTGACCTCCAGCGGCGCCGGCCGCGCGGCGAGCGCCGCCTGGGTACTCGTGTGAGTATTCAGCTCGGCCCGGAGTGGGAAGCATTCAACCGCCGGCTGCAGCGTACGCCCGAGCAGATGGAGCGTGACCTGCGACAGACCATGCAGGCGAGCCTGTTGCTCATCGAGGCGGACGCCAAGCAGCTCGCGCCGCAGGACACGCGGCGACTGTCGGGCAGCGTCAACTCGCGTATCAGCGGCACCTTCCCGAGCCTGATCGGCGAGGTCGGGCCCGGCACACGCTACGGCGTGTTCGTCGAGTTCGGTCGCCGTGCGGGCGCCAGAATGCCGCCCGTTGACGCGCTCATCGGCTGGGTACGGCGGCACTGGAACCCCGGCTTTATCGGTCCCATCCAGCGCGGCCAGCTGCGTCCGCGGCGTGCAGCCGGCGGCAATGTTTCACAGAATGCCATTCGCAGTCGTGCCTTCGCCCTGGCGCGCAAGATCCAACGCGACGGCATTCCTCCGCACCCGTACATGGCGCCGGCGTTCAGGCAGAACCGCGTACGCATCGAGGCGGCCTTTGCGCGCATCGGGCTGCGCACCGTCGCTTACCTGGCTGGGCGTCCGATCCAGTGACTGTCTCGACCGAGCCAACCGTCGACGAGATCCAGACCGCCATCAAGCAACGGCTCGAGGCCGCGGGCATGCGCGCCTACGCCACCGAGCCCGACAAGCCCAATTTCCCGTGCGTCTACCCGCGACTGGTCGACTGGACCTTCGACGACACATTCGGTTGGTCGAGTACGACGTGGCACTTCGACGTCTGGGTGCTGGTTGGCCTCGAGCCCGGTTTCAACCGCGCCCAAACGTGGCTCAACCCGTTCCTGTCGCCTACTGGGACCAGCTCGATCAAGGCCGCCATCGATAGCGACGCGACGCTCGGCATTAGCGTGCAGGCGCGCGTGACTGGCGGCGGTGCCTACGGCCGCGTTGACATCGCCGGCATCACCGCACTGGGTGCCTCGGTCCGCCTCGAGGTCCTGACATGACGCCGTGGTTGTCGATCGTCATCCCCACGGTCGGGCGTGAAACATTGCAGATGACACTCGACGCGCTCGCGGCCCAGCCCGAGATCGAAGGCGTCGAGGTCCTCGTGGTTGCCGACACGTTCGGCGGTTGGACGGACGCGCTCACCAGGGCGCGCCTGCGGGTCGAGCTCGCCGGGTACCGCTGGCTCGAGCACGACGCCGGCCTGCACTGCGTTGGGCAGCCGCAACGCAGTGCAGGCGCGCGCGCGGCGAAGGCGCCGTGGGTCTGGTTCGGTCAGGACGACAACGTCCCCGCCCAGGATTCGCTGGCGGCGATCGAGCTAGCCATCGACGAGCAGTCGCACGCGCGGCCACTGTTCTTCCGCATGCGCACCTACTGGGGCCTGGAGGTCTGGTACGAGCCCAAGCTCGCGATCGGCAACATCGACGCCGATTGCCTAGTTTTCCCGCGCCACATCGCCAAACAGGTGCAATGGGGCCTGCGCTACGAAGGTGACTATGACGCGGCGGCCCAGGCTTACTCGCTGAGCAATGGCGACGTGGACTGGGTCGACCAGGTCGTGAGCATCGGCCGCCCGCAGCCAGGCCAGTTCTGGTGGCGTCAGTGACGATGGTCGACACCCTGCGCCTGAACATCGGCGCGGGTGACCTCCCCATGCGTCAGCAGGGCTGGCTCAACATCGACGAGCACCCGTACGCCGCCGTCGACATCGTGCTGCGCGTCCCGCCGCTGCCGTGGCCCGACGCGTCCGTCAGTGAGATCTATGCCGGCCACTTCCTCGAGCATCTCGAGCGGATCCAGGCATCGGACTTCCTGGACGAGTGCTGGCGCGTGCTGGTCCCAGGCGGCACGCTCGGCATCCTGGTGCCGGACACGCGCGAGGTCATGCGCCGCTACATCGAAAACGAGCACGCGCCGATGGAGTTCCCGCAGGGCCACCATCGCGACCTGCGCGACCTGGACGCTTTGTGCGAAATGCTCATCTTCTCGACCCTGCAGCCATCACAGCACCGGTGGGCATACGACGAGCACACGCTCGGCCGCGCGCTCAAGGGAGCCGGCTTCGTCGACATCCAGGAATTCGACCGCTTCCGCGATCCGCGCGTGGCCGTGGGCGCCTGGTACCAGATCGGCCTCGAGGGAACGAAAGCATGACAGAAGCGGTTGAACCGCGCTACCAGGCGTTCTACGAGCACATGAGCGGTGGACCGGGGCTAGAAGTCCTCACCTGGAGGTGTTCGCACTTCTCGGTCTATAGCGCCATTCATAGCTTCGCGCCGAACGTACCGCAGGAAACCATCGACCAGAGCCGCACCGACTTGCTGGCGTATTACCAGACGGCCGCGACGTGCGGCTGCGTGCCCGTCATCATCACTCCACCTTCAGAGGAGGGCCGCTGATGCCATCCGCACCACTGCCGAACTGGAACCTCAAGCCCGGTACGCCGAAGCCGGCTGCGGGCGCACGGCCAGGCCCCAGCCAGGGCCAAGCGCCAACCGATCCGAGCACGCGCGTCTCCGGCCCGCAGCTCACCGACCCGAGCAAGCGAGTCAGCGGCGGGTAGTCCTTGCGCATCCTGCTCGTCGGCGCCGGCGCGGCCTTCTCGACCAAAGACGGCGAGGACGGCTATCTGGCCGCCCTCCGCGCGACCGACACCGACGTGTGGTTCTACGATCTGAGCTCGCGCATCACTCTCGCGCGCGAGTGGCTGCACAAGCTCTGGCGCCGCCGCGGCAAAACGCCCGACGAGCGGCCCGGCTGGCCCGAGGC